TTATACAGTTACAATTTCAAATTCATCAGCATGTTTCTTACCGATCCAATCCCGTTTCTGATTTTCAGTAGCGGTTTCATAAATTCTTCCTCGCTTAGACAAATGTCTTTTCTTGAAAATGCCATCTTCTCCCAGCTTATCATAATCTCTTCTCGAAGGAGATAAGCCTTTTGCCCGGCAGAAGAATAATCCAGTTTCTTTATGTCTGAATTTTACAGCCATATTATTACTTCTTATCCGCTACCATTGCAATAGCAAACGCAGAAAAAGCCAATTTAATTTGCTGTGCCTCTTCACCCATTTCATCTACATTGATAGCAATTTCTCCGGCTATTAGCTTACTCCATAGTTCATCGGTCAATTTCTCTCCCATCATAAAGCAAAAAGCCTGAAACACATCTTTGTCTAATTCCATAGACACTTTTACCTTCTTTTCTTCCATTGTCATTTTTCCTTTCCAAATATTTTAAGTTCATGTAATCTCGCCTCAACCAAATCAAGATCAAACTCCGCTCTCCGTCCATTCTTTGTATAGCATCCCTCCAACAGCTCTTGCCGCATCCATGCTGCGACCGCCCTGTAACCGACACCCAAACATGAACCAAGACCTTCAAACGTATAAGCATAGCGTTTACCATCCACATAAATAGGCTTCGAGTAATCTTGCTTCAGTTTCTTACTTTGCTCTGCCTCACGCTCATACCGGAACTTCTCTGTAAGAGCTTTGCCATATAGCCCATATACCTGACCGTCTGGCGTGCGTTTCTTCCGGTATCCGGCTTCAGACAATATCCTTCCAAACCGGGTAACATTCTCTTCGGTAATGCTATTCTCTTTACACCACTTCCGGTATCTTTTATATAGAATTGTAGAAGGCATCCATTTAGGTTCAACGTCAGAAACATCTTCATACGTCCGAAGATAGTTCATTTGAAACATGAACTTCATAACAGTGCTACTTTCAGCCTGATATTCGTCCATGACCTTATCCAGCTTCTTATTCTCTGATAGCTTGTATCCATTGGCAATAAACCTATCTCGACCTTCCAGTATCCAGTTGAATATCGCGCTATATTCGCGTTCGAGATCACGGGCAAGACTTTTACGTTGTCTCGCTATCGGTATCTCGATTTCAAAAGGAAGAATACAGATACGCCGCTTCATTCCATAACTCCAATCTTTCAAATACGGCATTTGATTGGCATTTGCCATAAGCAAGGGAATATCATAAGCGGTGAAATTATCTCCATACATAGGACGCGCTTCAGTAGGTTCACCGGATATAAGGCTTTTAAGAACGTCACTATCCCGCCCAATTTCCAAAGCCTGTATCTCCGAACAATAGTTGAGACGTTTGCCGTTGATATAGGCAATGTTCTTCTTACGCTCTGTCCCGGTTATCAGCGCACCAATGCCGAAGTTGCTTACATTGTCTCTACCCAGTATTCCCATAATAGTTTCAAAGACAACACTCTTCCCGTTTGAGCCGGAACCACGGAGCACAAGCATGGTTTCTATCTTTGCAGTACGCCTATCAATGAAGATACTGCCTAAGAACTCCTGAAACACATGCTGCCAGCCCTCGTCCGGCAACACTTCATCAATGAACTGTTTCCATAGAAAAATATGTTCTTCAGGATTGTAGTCGTAAGGAACACTTGTAACCTGTACCCATTGTCTTCCGAACTTATGTGTAGTTCGATCATTCATATTCAACACACAGTTATTGAACACTACAATAGCACTATCTGGACGCAAAGCCTTTCCTGAAACAACACGCTTGCAGACCTTTATCACTCCTTCTACGCGGGAATAGTCGCCATTTGGCAAAGCACACTTACGCATCAGGTCATAAATAAGGCTACCGAAGTCGTCAGGTGACATTGGCTCATAAACCTTACCGGAAAAATAATGTGGAAGACCGTTGAACATGCTGATTGAAGAACGGATAATTGCATTACGAAGTAAATCTTGCACAGCATCTACACGCATAGCACTTTTGGAAAGAGATAACGCAGAACTTAAATCCTGTTCATCCATCAGTCCAAAAACCTCTGTCAGTAGTTTCTTATACTTTATTTTGTCCATTTCAATGGTTTTTACCCGTTCTTCGCATTGTTTACCGCACAAAAATAGAGTATTTTCTATTATAATCAAACTTAAATCGTTATATTTTCTATTTTTGAAGCGAAAATACATATATTTTCCACCAAATTTCGACTCAAAAAAGTGTCTTTTTCGATAAAAAGCAAGAAGGTTATCAGGGAATACTAAATAGCGGATAATCAATAAAATAAGCAATAGTCATTCACATTTGTAATATCATTTATGTATGGTTTTCCATAAAAACTATACATGCTATAATCAGTTGAACATCAATATCTTGCATATATTCCAATGTATAGTTCAAAATCGTACTATACATGTGCAAGTTATTGAATATCAAAACGTACTGAAAAAACATGTAGGGTATGTATAGTTTCCTATGAAACAGCTTTATATATAATACACGTTTTTCCTATGCAATTTATATACAAACTATACATACTATACATTAATTTTATAAACATATATGAATCAGCACCTTACACATGTATAGTTTACATTAAAAACCATACAGAAACTATACAGAAACCATACATAGTCATTCTTGCAATGATAAAAGATGCTCTATAATGCCTCAACACATGTTTTTACTGTTAATTTATGTTGTAGCAATGACAAACCAAAAAAAAATAATAAAAATCTCGAATGGTAATGAGTGCATTGGCTCCGGGCACCCGGTCGGGGGGGTGGCACCCGGTCGCGGTTGTCTTCGATGGCAGACAGGCAGACAGGAAGGCACATCTTTATATTATACCTATAATATTAAATATCTGCATCTTTCCGGGCTTCTTCCTTCTGTTTTTTCCGTGCTTCTGCATACAAGGCACACCGATAACAGGAAACAGGATGATAATATACTACTTGTTCCGCTTCTTCCTTGTTTTCTTCTTGCTTCATTCGTTGGAGGTCTGCAATCTGCATGAGTACGGCGGCTTTATCTTTTCCAGTCAAAGAAGGAAGCACCTTTATAAGATTCTCCAAAATTCCGTCTTTGCTCCGAAATGTATCTAAAGTTTTTTTATCTACTTTGTTCCCTTCTGCTATTTGGGCAGTGTCTTCTTTTGGGCTTCCGGTCTTTGTGGGCGTTGTTCCTCCTGATCGTTGATACTGTATTGCTTCAATGAGTTGCGAAATGCCGGGCTTATTCTTTTGTAGTGCATTGGCTTTGCTTGCTATTGTTCCGGTTCCGTTGGTTGTTGGTCGATAGATGGCGGCGTATGCTTCTTGTCTTGTGGTGCCGGATGCTACAAGCATACAGAAAAAAACATCTTCAGGCGTGAGGCTGTAAATACGTTGTAGTTCCGTTACTCTCTTGCTATAAGTCATATTAAAGTATGATTTAAAATGAGTGTTCCGGCTTCTTGCGCTCTATGATTGTGGGGCAAAGATAAATAAAAGGTCTGATAAATAAAAGATTGCAGCACCTTCTTTGTTTCCGGCTCTCTTTATACATGTGTTGTATAACACTGTTTTTAAACATGCTACTATAATAAAGAGAATCCGGCTTTTTGCGGCTTTTTGCTGGGGTTTCCCGTGCTGGTGGCTGGGTCGCAATATACTTACAAATAATCTAACATTCAGGCTATATATGTGTATAACGTGTATCTATGATGCTGTTTATATTTTCATTTGCATAGTAATTTATCATTTCATATATTAGAGTAAAAATATTACTTATTTGTTTGGTATTCAAGATATTATTTGTATCTTTGTAATACAGAAATGAAGACAAAATAAGCGGTACATTTTCTCACGGTGTTTCTACTTTTTTCTCTCCTTTCCTGTTTGATGTAGTGTTTAACTTAAAACGTTTCAAATATGGAATTACAAAATTTATCCTATCTCGTTTATGGCTATGAAAATGCCATTAAAGAGCTAACAGAAAAGAAAAAGAATATTGTCTTTGATTATTGCAAAGATCGTGGCTTTGAGGATGGAAAGCGGTACATTTATAATAATCCGGAAAGCTCCAACAATGGAAAGTTATACGAGGTTGTTTTTAAACGTCCGTCAGATTGCCGAATAATATTAGGCTGCATTGATGGAGCACGTGTATTTATTAAATGTTATCCAGTCAAAAAAGACGGTTCCCGTGCCTTGATCGGAGAAACAGAGCTTTATATAAATGATCTGAAAGCCGTATAATCAAAAAAACCGGGTCGAGTTTGGCGACTCTTCCCGGCACCCTTTAAACTTTGCGTAAAAAGGTACACTTTCTCACGGTGTTAGATGCAAAGTTAAGGGAAAAACAAAGATAAAACAATAATAACCCTTTAAATTTTGCATTATGACAAATTTAGAAGAACTCCGCAAAGAATACGCCTTAAAAATTGAGGCGGCAGAAATCGAAAACAGATTAGAGGAAAAAACAGGTATAAAATGTATGTGTTATCCTTCTACATGGAAAGGGAAAACCGTTTTTCATGCTTCATTTTCATCCTCCGATAAAGTATTGAGTTTAGAAGATGCCGCCAAAGTAATAAACATGCTTCCACAAACGGAAGAAATTCCCCTGCACGGTTGGGATGGTGAAGAGTTTCAACGCTATAAATTGACTTCTATACGTGGATATAGAGATAGATTTTCAAAATTGGAGATCAAATATTTATCTGATAGTGTGGAAATCTCTTTTTCTATTAATTTAGAGAAAAACGCGGATATTCGCGGGCTATTCATAAACGCAGAAAGGAGATTAACCGACAGCGAAATAAGTACTTATAACATTAGGGGTTCCCGCTCTGCTGGTAAACTTAGTGAGATGCGCGTTCCTTGCCTTCGCTTTTCAGGCGGGAAACAAATTTGCTATTACGGCGGCAATGTCGTTTGCAATGAAAACGCTATGATAAACCAAGTTATAAGCGCAATTCAATACGCCGGGGAATTTTCATCTGAAGAATAAACAGTAATTCCGGGGCTTTCCGGCTCCTGGTAAAATCAAAACATCATGCTTAAATATTCAGAAAAAGAAAAGGCAGCCGCGCGGCGGTTGCAAGCTACCCTATTATCCATACAGGAGAAAAGACCCGTATTTTTTAATATTACACAATTTGAAAGCCTCGGTTTAGTCCGGGCGCATGGTAAGACCTTAGATAATACAACAAATTGGGTGCTAACAGAGAAAGCAAAAAGTTTTTTAAACGTAACAATTTAAGATTATGAAAGCAAATAAATATACTTATTACTGGGTGATTTGGACTAACTACGGTTATGGCTGGGAGCCGGAAAGTTTCTATAATAAAAAAGAAGAGAAATATAGTCAAGTATTAGCGGATGCAAAGGAGTATAGAATAGCCGGAGCACAGACGAAAATAAGAAATAGAAGAGAGTTAAACAAATAATCCTAACATTATGAATACAAAAGACTTAATAAATCAGATAGAAATATCTGGAATTATCACCCGTCCCCAATTATATACTATTGTAAGACGTGCTAATAGTGGTGATAAAGACGCTAAAAGCGTATGTTTCAAAGAAAACACTGTCTTTGCCGATGAAGAGATAAAAGGAATAGAACTCAATAAATTAAGAAAAGAAGCGCGCAAAAAATATTCCTCTTTTGGTTGGCGTGAAAAGAATGTACTTCAAGGCAGTAACCTAAAATTAAATCTATGTTGTTTTCGCGGCTCTACTCCTGTTTACTGGGTGTTATCTGATAACGGATCATTTGAGTATTATATAACGCGAGAAATAAACGTAGTAGGATGAAACGTGTTATATCATCTGGGCTGTTTTGGTTGTTTATTGCCTTGCTCCCTGTTGGCTGTATCGGTTACTACATTAACCCGGTTATTTGGTTGTGTGTCCTCTGTTGGTATATCTTTTATTGTTTCCTGCTATACTTTAAAATCATTGATTTATGAAAATATATTCCCCATTAACCACCGAAGAAAGAAAAAAATACGATGAAGAAATGGTGAAATTTATGAAGTTCTCAAAATGGATAAATCGAAGACTTTTCATTTTATGGAATGAGCATGTTAAACTTACATGTAAATATGCAAATTATGATGGAAGTTTCGCGAGGAATAAAATGAACTTTTTGCGAGAAATAGCACGTAAAAAGAGAGAAGAATTTTATAGAAACATAGGTATTTAATTGATCCGCGCCGGGCGGCTCCCGGCACCCTTTAAACTTTCATGCAATGAAAACAGTATATAAAAAGGCTATTTCATTAGCCAATAAAAACGGGCAAAATTTTATAAAAGAAATGGCTGCTTATTATACATACATAGGAATCGAAGAAGGAAATATAAGTAACTGGTTTGTTTTGATAGCGAAATCTAAAGAAACAGGCAAATATATTTGCCTTTCTATTTCCCGATATGATTCAGGCGGTGCGGCTTCTACCTTCTACGGAGACCTAAAACATTTTTGTTTGCAGAAGGCAGAAAATACGTGTTATCGTTTTTGTTCCTGTATTCGTTTTTGGCTACGCGCTAACCTTATTTGGGCTTACGAGAAACAAATAAAAGCTAAGTATAACATTAAATTTTGAAACTATGACTACTTATATAATAGAGTCCCCATCCGGGGAAACTCATAAACTTGAAATTGTGAAAACTGAAAACTGTTACCGCGTCTTTGTTGATGGCTGGGTAGATGATACAGTTCTAACAGAGGAAGAACTTTTGCGAGAATTAGAGAATCCAACATTTTAAAAATAAATATCATGTTTGGGCTAATTATTTGGCTCGTCTTCATCCTGATAATATGCTTTTGCGTGTGTGGCGGCTGGTTCTATGTTGCCGCGTGGATCGTGGGCGGTGCATTGAGTTTATTTTTTGGTGTGAAATATGAATTAAAATAATATTGTTATGTCTGACAAAGAAATAAATATTGCTATTCTTCAGGAATTAAAGAGGATTGCAAACGAGATATTTACAAATGAAATAGATATAGAGCCGGGCACATATACGGCTGCCGAACTTGCGAAAGAAAAGAGCGCAAAAGGTGATGTTATAATAATAAACTACATTAAAACAAATAACGAAAGTTTATTAACTCGCTCTGTGTGTGTCGGCTCCTTTAAATGTGAATTTGAACGGAATAATATTTTTAATTTGGTTTGGAAGTTTGAACAGCTTGCAAGCGTGAAACAAAAGGATAAAGCGCGTTTTGTGCGAATAGAAGCCGGCAAAGTTGATTTATCTTTCAGCGTGGAAATTACAAAAGAGATGCAATCTCTCTGCAAATGTGTAGGCAATGACCCACAACGCGCGGTTCTGTCTTGTGTGTTCATCGACTATAAAAAAGGCTATTTAGTTGCGACTAATGGAAGACATTTGCAAGCATGTAAAGCAAATATTAGTAATATAGTAGGGGAAACTGAAGCAAGCGTTTTAATAAATCCGAAGGACTTTAAACAGCTTTCCGGCGTTTGTTCCGTTACTGTTTCCGGCGGAAAGATCACAATATCAGACGAAGCCGGACGCGCTTATAATGTGGAAAGCTCCGGGCTTAAATATCCGCGCTGGGCTTTAGTGGTTCCAAAAGTGAGCAAAAACAACTACATAAAGATAAAAGAGGCAAAAGAAGTACTTTCTTTCCTGAAAAAGAAAGAAGGAACATTTTACATGTACGCGGAAAAAGGGCACAAAGTAACCGTAGATTATAAAGATAGCGAATCCGGCGCATCTTCGGAAATCGAAGTTTTTACAGAAAATGAAATTCCCTTTGCTTTCTCCGTTATGCTTGATTCAAAAAGTTTTCAAACAGTTGCGCAAAAATGGAATGGAGGTATTTTCATAGATGCCAATTATAAGCCTATTGTATTAACGGACAAAAACGAAAATATCTGTTTTTTAATGCCTTCCGGCGTTGGGAAAGAAGGTTTTGTAAAAATCGAGTATGATTTTCACCGTTCTAATATGGTTTCTTATCTGGACTATCAAAAAGAAGAGCCACAAACTACCATAAAAGAAGTATGTACGGAAAAGATAAGCCCGGCACCCGTACAAATTGAGCTAATAAATCTACCTGTTGTTGCATCAGAATATAAATGCAATGTTTTGGGCTTGTATTGCCTTCTGTCTTTGGTTTGCGAGCTTTGCAAGGCAATTATATACAATGAAGTAAAAGAGGCTTTAAAACGGCTTAAAATGTTGCTTTCTTCTCCGGTGGTGAACATAGAAGACTTTGCAAATGAAGTTCAAATAATAGACCTTAAACCAGATGAAGTGGAAGAGATAAAAGATACTCACACGATTGCAGATATTTCTCCGGGTGTTACTCTTCAGGTTCCGGCGACTATCCCGGCGGTTTCTTCCATCCGTCCGGCTCCAATTGCCACCGTGTCTTTTTATCCGGTACTTCCTGTTTTGTGTCTTGTCTTTCGATTGCTGGCTATCTCTGTGTCGTGTTATGTTCCTACGACTCCCGCAAAATATACCGGATGTTCCCGGCGTGGTTCTATTCATATACGCGGTGATACAAGCCGAACGACCATTTAAGCCGAACGATTGAAAAAAATATCTATTACTAAATTACAAAATACTCCTATTATGAAACATATTAAAATTAACAAAAAGGTAATGTATTTAATGATAAACATTCTTTTGTTTACAGTAAACATGTACTTTGCTTTACAGCCTAATTCAACATCAAAAATCATGTCTATTTTGGCTTGTATCTTTAGCGTTATATCTATAATCTTATGCACAATAATGATCTTCAATAATAATAAATAAACATGAAAATATATAGCCCACAAAACAAAGTTGTAAGAGTCACCATTGAAGACCAAAACACGGGTACCATAATAGAGAACACCGTAAAGTTTTCCATTGCCGAAAGCGATTGTAACGAGGTCTGCAAGTTGATAGAAAGCACGTTCCCGGAAAACATTCTCCCTACGATAGCCGGATCACGTGAAATCGGAAAGAATCGTTCTGTAAAGATTGACGTTTCAGAACTGGATAGTTCCGGCGCAAAACTCCGCAAAGTGAGCCGAACGATTAATATGCAAGGCGTAAATGCAACAGAATTAGGTACACGGATGATTGAGGTAGTGAACGAAGCCGAACGACTGGAAATCATTAAACGAGCTAAAGAACTGGCTATATAAGATGAACGATTTACGGACTGCATTTACAGAAAAGTATCCTAAATACGGAAACGTATTGGAAATGTACGAACAGGCGAACAACTGCCCGGCAACATGGGAAAACATCTCTAAAATACGATTGGCAAAGTTCGTTTCATTCTTGAATGAGAAATTGGCAAAAAGTAGTGTGAAAACGTATTGTGCTATGTTGAAAAGCGTCTTCAATATCTACAATGAAGAAGTGAAGCTCCCTAAAGGATACGAGGATATATTAAGCGTGAAAAAGGACGTATCTCAAAACACATGGTTGAACGATTCGGAAATAGAACGGATAATTGCATATATCCCAGCGAACGATACCGAACGACTTGTAAAGAATCAGTTCATTATGGGATGTGTAACAGGTGCCCGGCATAGCGACTACATGAACTTTACCCGTGAGAATGTGGTAGGCGAACGACTTGTGTACGTTTCGATCAAAACTCACATACAAGCGGAGGTTCCTTTGTCTAAAGTAGTTGAACGACTTATAACAGAAAACGAAATGTTCTATATCGCTGGAAAAGAAGTTTCAGACCCAACTTTCAATAAAACTATTCGGAAAATATGCCGGAAGTTAGGAATGAACGAACGACTGAAACTATATCGCGCTGGTGAATTTGTAGAAGGAGCAAAATACGAGTTTATTTCAAGCCATACCGCCCGGCGGAGTTTTGCAACAAACTTGTATCTACGTGGTGCCGATTTATATGCTATCAGCAAAATGATGGGACATTCCTCGGTAACAATGACAGAAGGGTATATATCATGCGGATTGCGTGATCTATCAGATAATATTTTAGACTATTTCAAAACATTCAAATAAAAGTAAGTATGAATGAAAAATCAAAAGCTTATGAACTGGTAGAATTTGTTTGGAACAATGAAAAAACAGATTCTTATTTACGAGTTAATATAGCCATGTATGAAGCAGTAAAATTGGCTATAATTTCTCAAATGAAATTCAATAAAGAAGATTTTCAGAATATATTCTCAAAATTCAGTGGTGGTTACTGGTTTGGAGCCAACGCCAACGGTAAGGGATATGGTGAAAATCTCTATCGTGAAGCTGTTACTTCAGGGAACATTTCAGCCTGCCAAAGCTATGAAGCATTCTGCAACATTAACCCCTTTATAGACTCCAAAGGCAGAAGGTTATGCAAAGGGGCAATGTACCGGGATAATGAGAAACGTTATAGGGTGACGGGATTTGATTTAGACACTAAAAAAGTCTATTTAGTAGGTTATGCCATAAGTGATTGGGAAGAAAAAGGCAAAAAGTCTCTTCACAACTTTTCCAATAACGAATGGAACGAATTTAGAAAACAAATAAAGCAATTTTAGCCACTAAAGAAATCAGATATGAACTTAAAACAATTCACAGTATCAATGCTCGGTCAGGAAGTGAAGTTCGGAATGTATAAAGAAACGGGAATTGTAGTTGGATACATGGAACCTGTACCAGGTAATGACCATCTATCATTCCTCGGAGTAATCTTAGCATTTCCGGATAACCGGGGATACGCATTATCAGAAATAGGAGATTGCACCATCTTACTTGATTTGCCAACGAGTATGTCGTTTATACACGTTCAAGTAAACAGCTTAATAACAAGATAGAAAGAACAAATATGAAAACAGAATACTTACATTTTACACTTGGAGAAAATGCTGGAAGATTGTTAGTAGATATAGCAAGAGAACATTTGTTATACTCATACAATCCACAAAAAGCACTTGAAACAATAACAAGTTCTCTCACTGGGTGTCCCAAAGATATTGCACTTGATATAATAATTGGCAAACTAATTCTGCTTGTAGACGAGGATAGAGTTACTTTCAACTGCGTTAATTTTAATCCCGAAATACACAGAGGTGTATTTGAGAGATTAGATGCTGAAGGATGGGCTGAACGGAAATTGTTAGAAATGAAAAAAGTTTCAAAGGAATGGAGTAAGGCAATAAAAGAATTAGAAAAATCCATCATAAAGAGCGATGGTAAGTTTGAATTTACAGTAAAATACGATGCTCTATTGAAATACTTCTACGATGGAACTGCCGATAATCTAATAAATCCCGATGAAGACGACACAATCAATCTTATGTGCGGGTGCATAAAAGGAGTAAAGAACTTCATAGAAGAATGTTTCAAAATTCTGAATATCATAGACTGGATATATAAGAGTTTTCCCGGTGAAATTCCTGACGGATATACAATGCTCCCTTATGAAGTAAAGAGTTTATCCGGTGAATTATTTGAGTTAATCATGGGTAATTCAGAGATTGAGGGTATTATTCGGAAGAATAGCATAGCCGACAAAATAATCACTACTTATTTAGATAACGAGCAAAATATACGTGAAGTGATTTCTGAAGGGATTAAACCTGTTGATATTTTACAAGGATGGTCTGCTGGATGGCTATCTCCCGATGGAGAGTATTATGCTTTGAATGGAAGTATTGCCAATATGCTACACAATCAGATAGCCGATGCCTTAGTAGTTGCAGGAATTATACCTATTGGTAAACCTGAAGACGGGAAGGTTATTGATAATCGTAAGAACCCGGACGAATGGTTAGAAGCCCACGGATGGGTGAAAATTCACGGTGACTGGATTTTATATGACGGATGGAATAGAGCGCAAATCCCCGGATATAAGGCTATCCCAATGACCGAAAAACAAAAGGAAATTATCTACAAATACGGTCAAGTATGCTGTAATGGGATTCTGAAATTAGGATTCACCCAAGAGAGAGTTTCGGCTGCAAGGTTTGAAATGACCGATATTCCAATGTTGAGAAAATACTTTGATTTATAATTTAAAACATACGACTATGGCAAACAGAAATTACATTGAAGTTGAAGGAGTTAAGATTTCCGATAGACTTATCGCTTTTTTGAAAGATTTACAGATGAACGACAATGAGGCAGTGCGCAATACATTGCGTGACATGGACGAACTTTCAGGTCTTCTTCTTGATCTGAACGAGAAATGCGAAGCGGAGTTGCCGAACAATGAATGTTTAGAGTATGTACGGGAGATACGCTTTTATAAGTGCATCATAGAATCTATTGCAGTATAAAAATAGTTAAAAGAAAGGAGTGAAAATGAGAAAGAATGAAACAACATGAAAAAGAATGAAAGTATCACATTTTCAGGTATTTGGATAATAAAAAGAGGCTCCATATATTTGCACCCGTATCAAGTGAAGGTGATACCGTACATACTGAATATACTGCTTCATACGCGAAGCATCTATATATTAATAATCCGTGCCAAACCTTCACTTGGTGCGGATTATTTTTTAATCCCCACGCCGAATTTATCCGTTTGAGAAGTCCGTTGGTCGGTGGTGGAAAAGCTGTTACAAAGGGTAGTTCTATAACAGTAGGCAGAATAAATCCGGGTGCCTGAACATCTACAAGTAAGAGAAAAGCCGGAGAAGTTGGGTAACTTGTTAATGCCTGACCGGGCAAAAAGCGTCACACTATACTGAATGATTTTTTGTACCGCAGATCATCGAAGAGATTAATCTCTCTTTAGGCATGATTATGCGGTTCTTTCATCTCCTACCTGAATAATTTTCCCTCTTTATTTATCCATGTACTTATATCTTTTTATGAAGAAAAAAACTTTTTCGCATAAAAGCGGGAATTTCACCCGCTTATTTGCTTCTCAAATACTTCGTAGCCTTTATCCACATCTTTGTTCAAAATCGCTGCATATTCTTCGGTCGTTTTCAGGCTACTGTGCCCAAGCATCTTTGAAACAGCCTTAAACTGTACGCCTTTGGTCAAAGCAAGAGTGGCAAATGTATGACGCGCCATGTGAGTAGTCAAATTTTTATCCAGCCCGGCATAATCAGCAACCAATTTCAACCGAAGATTATACTGTGTATTGCTAATGATCGGTAGCTCATAATTGTACTTTTTCAAAACTTCAAGTGCCGGAGAGAGCAACACAATGTAGTAATCCTCTTCTGTTTTTATGCGCATATCATAGATAATATACTTGCCTTCATGCTGCACGACATCTCTTTTGAAGTTGAATTTTGCCAAATCCGCATAAGCAAGCCCAGTGAACGACTGGAAAACAAACAAGTCACGTACCCGACGAATCGACTCATTGGGTATTTCAGCATTACGGATTTTATCAAGTTCTTCCTGATATAAAAACCTTCTTCTTTTATATTTTCCCCTTTTGACAATAACTCCGGTATATGGATAATCCTTCAATAAGCCGAGTGACATTGCTTCGTGGATATAAACTTTGTTTCTCTTATGGTAGTTGTGGATAGTTGGTTGAGACTTATACTTGCCATGAAGCCAGTTGTCATACAGTTTAATATTCTGTACCGTCAAGTCGCTAATGTAGGTTATGCCACCAAACTCTTTGAGAGAAGAAATCAGTACCCGGTGAGACTTTCGCGTACTTTCGGTTATATCATTACGCTCGTTTATACGTCTTTCCAAAAATTCGATGTAGTTTTCGGAATGATTGAGGTATTTCAAGAAAGCATCCATTTTTTCAAATTCAAACGCTTCCTTCTTTCTTATTAAGTCATTTACCCAATCTTGAATAACGCGCATCATTTCATCAAGACGCTGATTAAGTTGTAGCATCTCGGAAGAGTTTATTACTTTCTTTCGGTCACTCCATTGATCGGAGTATAACTTTACTCCGGTTCCAATCCACTTTCTTTTTCCTTCGGATAAAACTTCAAGCTGAACAAGCCCGCGTTTTTTCTTAGTTGCTACGTGTTTTCTATCGAACACAAAGCGCAATGATGGATATTTCATAATACTGTGTTTTACAGTATCATGTTGAGGTATCAAATTTGGTATCATGTGTGGTATCAT